GTTTGAATACCCGTTTTTGTGCGTGAGAGGGAACGCCGGTCTGTAAAAAATTCACAATTAGCGATTTTTATCCCCCCACCGGCAGCATTTCAGACACAATCAATACCGATAGACGGGATTTCGGTCTTCCGTCCACGTCTTGCGATCATGGCAGGACTTGCAAAGAGCCTGCCAGTTGCTTTCCTCCCACATCAGATGCGGATCACCACGGTGAGGAATGATATGGTCGACCACGGTCGCTGCCGTGAACCGTCCCTGTGCCTTGCAACGCACACACAAGGGATGCCGGCGGAGGTACGCCTTGCTCAGCCTCTGCCACTTGCTGCCGTAGCCACGCTTGGCGGCAGACGGTCGGTCTGGGTGCAGGGGCTGATGCTCTGCACAGTACAAGCCGTCTGTCAGGTTCGGACAGCCGGGGTGCTTGCAAGGTTTCAGTGCCTTCCTCGGCATAAGGTTCACCTCCGGATACAACGAAAGCCCATGTGGAACACCACAGGGCTTTCGGTCAGTTTTCTATGATATTATTATATCACACCTTTTTGCAAAAGTCATCCTCGATTTTACTCATGCCTTACCATAGAGAAGCAACGTCAAGTGTTGTACGGCACGATTCTTTTTGTTGTATGCAGAAGAACGCTCAATACCGAAGTGCTCGCAAATGGTATAAATGTTTTGATCTTCCTGCCAATAGAACTGTTCCAGCACATACCGTTCATCCTCCGACAGGCTGTCCCATGCAGGCTGAAACCATTCCATGTACTCCTTTGCCTGACGATACCGTTCCCGCAGCACATCGATTTCGTCAATGGCAGTGATGATTCGCATTTCGCCGAACTGCGGGTTCGGACTGCCGCCCGGCATATCTGTAAATGCCGGACTGCCAAGGGTTGTGGTGTCTTCATGCACCTGTGTGATTTCTTCGTCTGTATGTGCAAGGATGTAAGCCATGCTGCTGTAATCCTTCAGTGCGTTTACAGCGGCACTCCGTTTGTCTAAGTACTGCCAAATGATATTCATCTGCTACCTCCAAGTTCTGCTTTGACGGCTTGCATCAAAGCGGTCTGGGTTTGTTCTTTCTGGGTCAGGGCTTTCAGGATACGTTCGTCAATCGTACCCTTGGTGATGAGATGTTGAATGACAACCGTTTCGGACTGCTGCCCCTGCCGCCACAGTCTGGCGTTGGTCTGCTGGTAGAGTTCCAGACTCCATGTCAGTCCAAACCAAATCAGGTGAGAACCGCCTGCCTGCAAATTCAAACCGTGTCCGGCAGCGGCTGGGTGCAGCAGACCAACTTGCAGCTTTCCGGCATTCCAGTTCCGGATACTGTCGGAGGACTGGATTTCCTGATAGGAAACATTCAGCTTTCGCAGTCGCTCTTGAATCCGCTCCAAATCATGCTTGAACCAATACGCCACCAGAACGGGTTTTCCGTTGGCTGCCTCTATCAGGTCTTCCAGTGCATCCAGCTTTCGATCGTGAATGGGAAGCACGACCCCAGTGTCATCATAAATCGCTCCGTTTGCCAATTGGGAAAGCTTATTGGATAGACTTGCAGCATTAGCAGCGGTAATCTCGCCATCCGGCAAGTCTAACACCAATTCCTGTTTCAATTGCTGATATCGTTCTCTTTCTTGCTTAGAAAGACGAACTGGAACTTCTGTCAACAAAAGTTCTGGCATTTGCAAATAATCAATCGCTTTCATGGAAATGGTGATGTCTGAAATTTTATCATAGATTTGTTTCTCTGCCTGCGGCAATGGCTTGTAAGAATAAACCACCATCCCATTTCGTTTATCCGGCTGAAAATAGGTTGTTCGATATTGTCCAATAAATCTTCCAAGTCGCTGTCCCATATCCAGCAAACGAAATTCCGCCCATAAATCCATCAAACCATTACTGGACGGTGTTCCCGTTAAGCCAACAATGCGTTTCACCTTTGGTCGAACTTTCATCAGTGCCTTGAATCGTTTCGTCTGGTGATTCTTAAAGCCTGACAACTCATCAATCACCAACATATCAAAGTCAAACGGAATATGGCTTTCCTCTACCAGCCAACTGATATTCTCACGATTCAGAATGCAAATATCCGTCTTTGCATGCAGGGCTTGTCTGCGTTCTGCGGATGTTCCAACTGCTACACTGTATTTCAGATGCTTCAAATGTTCCCACTTTTCAATTTCTGCTGACCAAGTATCCCGTGCCACACGAAGGGGTGCAATCACTAAAACACGGCGAATTTCAAAGCGGTCAAACAACAACTCGTTGATTGCTGTCAATGTTGTGACAGTCTTCCCTAACCCCATATCCAGAAGAAGTGCTGCCACAGGATGCTCCGTCAAAAACTGAATCGCATATTGCTGATAGTCGTGCGGAATGAACTTCACAGTGTTTCACCTCCGACTTCATCCAAAATGGGGCGGATTTGTTCCAGACTATCCAGACAATACACGGAAAAACCCACTCTCTCAAGCTGTTGTTTTCTCCTGATTTGCAATGCCCGCATCTTGCCACCCGGAGCCTTTACTTCTACAAAAGCAATTTTTCCACCCGGCATCAATACGATTCGATCCGGCACTCCATCCGTTCCCGGACTTGTAAACTTCCAACAAAGACCTCCTCTGGACTGCACCTCTTGTACCAACCGGCTTTCAATCATTTTTTCACGCATTTTAGCCACCTTTTCAAGTTTTTTCTTTTTTGGGGTGCTGGTCGATTAAGGTCAATATATAAAACCCCTTTTAGGCTGAAAATTTGGTAAAAATTACCTATAAGAAGAGTTTACGAAATGACCTCCTCCGACCTGCACCCCTGCCCATCATTCTAAAAATTCTGACTTGATTTTTAAGCCGTAAACGATGATGCCTTTCTTGGTTCTCTTTCGTTCAAAGCCTGCATTTTCCAGCCCCGTGTAAAAGTCCGTTGTACTCCTTGTGTACTCTCCATTTCTGGCACAGTAAGCACGATATTCCTGATACAGTTCGCCTGACTTTTGCTGGTAGGTCTTATCTACCTCACAGCAGTCTTCCAGAAATGCTGACATCCAGTCGTTGCTTTCCCGATAAGCGTGAATCGCATTTTTGACGCATTGTGGCACATCCAACTTAAAATGCCTGTCTATGACCTGTTTTGCTCCTTCCATCACCCAAGACAGAATCGCACCGCCCGCTTCTTTCACCAGATAATCTGCAAAGTTCTTGATGTCTGACTTGCCCTCCAGCTTTGCCAGAAACGGGATTACAATCAATCTCCGCCATGTTCCGGCATCATTCGCACCGACTCTCGGCAGATGATTCGTGTATAGCACCAGTGTATGAGCAGGCGTATAGCGGAACGGGTCTTTGTATTTCTTCTCCGCTTGGATTTCATCCGTGGAACAAAGCTGCTTGATGACCGCAGTATTCAACCGCATTCCTTCTTCCAGTTCTGCTGCAATGACCAGTCGTTTGCCCTTGAGTTCTGCCATCTCCGGCTTTACATTTCGCTTGCAGCCGACCGTCAATGCATCCGCAGACATTGTCCCACTGTAACTACCCAGCACCCGTGACACTGCATTCCAGAAGGTGGACTTGCCGTTGCTGCCTTCGCCATAGGCAATAATCAATGCCTCTTGATACACTTTTCCAATCGCACAAAGCCCGCAGATTTGCTGCACATAATCCGTTAAACTTTGATCGCCGCAGAAAAAGCAATGCAAGGCATCTTTCCAAATTTCTTCCCCCACGTTGTTCGGCGAAACAGCGGTCATTTTTGTGAGGTAATCCTCCGGATTGTGCGGTCTTCCGCCATGCACGCCTTTCTGCAAGTCATAGGTTGCTGTCGGTGTGTTTAGCAAGAACTCCTGACTGTCAAAATCTGCAATGTCTTTCAGCAACATTGGCTTGGCAGCCTGTAAAGCCGAAGAGATGTACTTCATATCTCTGCGTTTCATGACGAAAGTTCGATAAGTCAGAGCAGAGCGATATTCGATGTACGCTTTTCTGCTGACATCATCCACGGCTTTTTCCAGCACCTTTCCGCCCTTGGAGATTGTTTCAGCATCTACTCCGCTGTCCAGCAGCATCTTGTGTGTCATTTCCAGTGTCCGTTCTGCTTCTTCCAGCTGCTTGTCCAGAAATGCTTCACATCTGCCGACTGCTGTCTGCTTTGACTCTACCCAGTGTGTTTGCAGATAGCATAAGTATTCGGTTGCATCTGTATAGGCAAGTTCTCCTTGTACCTGCCCAGCAAAAACTTTCGCTTGCCCGATGTCAGAATAGTCCTCTGGTCGCAGGCGATACATCTGCCCGTACAACTCTGGAGCAATATATCCGTCCTGTTTGGATACTCGCTTTCCGAAGCTTTTTGCACTCTGCCAAATCATGTGCAGTTCTGATTCTGCCAGTGGCGGGTTGCACTTTTCTGCTGCCTTTTGAAACAATTGATACGCTGCCTCTGTATTGCCATAACGCTTGATCAGTTTTCCGGCAATATGACTCATTGTGCTGTTTCTGGAGCCCTCTTGAATCCATTCTGTCTGAGCATCCCATTCTGCAAAAGCATCTTTTTCAAAAAATTCAGTAAGCGTCAGATTGCCTTGATACCATTCCACTTTTGGATTCTCCACACCAAAAAAGAAATGTGCCTCGTCCAGTGCCTTTTCGTCAAAGTATGGAAAGTATTCTCGCACCTCGTTTTTCAGATGCAATCGTCCTTCGACAGACAACGCCTTATCTGCTTCAAAATAGACATGAAACTTAGGACGTGCGATTCTGTTTCCCTTGTTTTTCATGTGATTTCTGCTATAGGCAACTGCGAATGCTACGTCTGGAAATGTCAATGCCAGTTCCAAAGGTGTAACCCAATCTTCTGGGTTTTCAGAATGGCTATTGTCGCAATCAAACATCAGACAATCGCTCTCTATAAAGCTGGCATTGCTCCTTTTATCATCCGTGAATTTTGCAGAAACATGGTCAAATTGCACCGCAGACTTCAAACTTTCCCCGTCAATTACCTCTACATCATTCGGATATTTGATATTTTTTGCGTTTTCACGACAAGTAGCAGTATAAAGCGTAAATTTCATTTCTTTGCCTCCAGTTCTGCAATCAGCGTATTTGTCTGACTCATAATTCCGCACACTTGCTTTTGTATATCACGCAAAGAGTCCATAGTAATTACATCCCCAGACTGTTCGCCCTCTTGCCCCGTTAATAAATAATCTGTCGACACGCACAAGTAATCCGCCATTTTTAACAAAAGCCTCGGCGAAGGAGCCGTTTCACCTTTTAGGTACAGAGAGACTGTTTGCGGTCGAACTCCAACATGTTCAGCCAGTTCTTTTTGTGTAATTCTTCTGCGGTACGTTGGATGGCACGCCATCAATTTTTGCAGCATTTGTGGGAATTGATACATTACTCTATTTCCTCCAGTTCTTCTGTAAAATACCGAATGGTCATATGTCGCCGCTTCGCCCATTTGATTTCCTGCTGCATACCCTCCGACCGCACAGAACCAAACACCCACAGCTGGGCACACTTTGACAGCAGTACCAAATTCATGAACATCGCTGTCTGACGATCTTCGCCCAGACTGTCATCCATGAATTGCGGAAACAGCAAGTGGGGAGCGATAGGGACATAGTGGGTATCTACTGCAAAGCGGCTGTATCGTCTGGCGTTTTCGATATTGTCATTGATGCAGCCGTGGGAATAGGGAGAACAGATGTATACCAGCGGTCGATAAGCGGCAGCCTTTTTCGCCCTGCGTTCCTCTCGTTCAATACGGCTCAGTGCTTCATAAGCAGTGAGATCAATGTACCCCTCAGCGTTATACAGATTCATGCAGTGCTCCTTTCAGCCGCTTCAGTGTGCAGGCATCGCAGTAAACGGCACTGCTGAAAATGTCAAAGTTTTCTGCTGCCCAGAAGATACTCAGATCAACCGGCACTTCTGCACCGCACTGCGGGCAATGGCAGTATACGTTTTCGTTGTTGATCTCCACGGAGATACTGGTGGTGTCATTCAAGTTTTCTTTGATGTAAAACATATGGAATCCTCCTAATCTTTCTTGTAAAAGCTGCATTCATATCCGTCTGCCCGAAGCAACAGTCCCTTTGCCCAGTCTGGTGTTCTCGCCATCTGCTGACAGATCTCATCCAGCTTTGTATCTTTCGGGCATTCGATGATCATTTCATCGTGAATATGACCGACAATGAAGTATTGTGATAGCGTTTGCATGGAATAGAAGAGCAGATCCCGTGCGGTCGCCTGAACAATGTTTTCGACCAGCTTGCCGGAGTAAGTTTCCAAGCGTTCCCACTTTTTACCCGTGCCAATGCCCTCATAGGTGATAGAATCACCGCCGAAGCGATTTTCACCGATGCGTGGCTTGACATATGCCAACCGTCTGCCGGACAGCAGGCGGATAAACAGAAAACCGGATTCATAAGAGAAGTGAATGCCGTGGGTCTCTGTTTCGGTTTTATCCCGCACAGCTTTGATGGCAGCATTTTCTACATCCCACCACAACTGCACAATGTGTGGAGAAGCCGTTCGCCAGTCCGTCACGATTTGTTTCAGTTCCGCATCAGACATTCCCGATCCACCCATGGCTTTCATTGCTCCGACCGAGCCGCCGTAGCCACATGCCAATTCTGCGACCTTGCCTTTCTGCCGTAAGTGTCCGTTGATGCCGTGCTTGACTACTGGCACGCCGAAAATTTTAGAAGCCGAGGCACAGTAGATGTCTTTGCCGTCTGCGAACGCCTGCATTCGCCACGTTTCACCGGCAAGCCATGCAATGACTCTTGCTTCAATCGCCGAGAAATCTGCCACGAGGAATTTGTAGCCGGGCTTTGGCACGAACGCCGTCCGAATCAGCTGTGAGAGCGAGTCCGGAACGTCTTCATACAGCAGTTCTACTGCTTCTAAATCACCAGACTTCACAAGCTCCCGTGCATCTTCCAAATCGGGAAGGTGATTTTGTGGCAGGTTTTGCAGCTGAATGATACGACCAGCCTCTCGACCTGTTCGATTTGCACCATAGAACTGAAACATTCCTCTTGCACGACCATCCGAGCAGACGGCGTTTTGCATGGCTTGATACTTTTTGACCGAGGATTTTGATACTTGTTGTCGAAGTAACAACACGGCTTGCAAGTCCGGCGGAGCAGTTTTCAATTGTTCCTGTACTTCTTTTTTTCCCAACGATTCTAACTCCAGTCCGTGTTCCGCCAGCCATTGTTTCATTTGCTGAACAGAGTTCGGATTGTCCAAGTCGGTCAGATTTTTCAGTAGATGCAATAGCTTGTCCTTTGTCAATGTGTCCATACGAATTGCTTGCTGCACCAGCTGCAAATCCAGTTGTATTCCTCGATCGTTGATGGTCTGGTCAAGGGCATACTCCTGCCAGACAAAATCCGGCACAGGAAACCGAGCAATTTTTTGTTCAATCGCTTGTTCCGTTTCCACATCCCGTTTGTTGTATGCCAGAAAGACGTTCCATTTCTCTGGAGCATCGGTCTGGGCATGAAACACCGGAATGCCATTTACATGGTCATACGGTACGCAGAAATAGCGAATCAGAGCTTTCCCCTCGGACATTTTCTGTTGCTGTAACTGTAGAACTGCCCCCACGCCGGCAAGGCTCAGCGGCAAGCCCAGATAGGCAGCCGCCACCATCGTACACCGCCATGCTTTCGGGCTGAGGTAGTTGCCGCAGGCATCCTCCGGCAATCCATAGGAAATGAAGCATTCCGGATAGTTTCGCCGCAGCCAGACCGACAGGCAGACCCGTTCAAAGCTGGCGTTGAAGGCGTGCTTCTGAATGCGGTCATCCGTCAGAGCGTTGAGGATTTCTTCCGGCAGCTGTTCGCCGCAGGCAAGGTCAACTACCTTCACTGGGGCATCGTCCACGGAATATGCAAAAAGCAGAATATCAAAATACGGGGAATCCGCATAGCGGTAAACCCCGGCTTTTGTAATATCCACATCACTTTTTGTTTCTAAGTCAATCATCAATTTTTGCATTGTTACACCTATTACCCACCCGAACAGATACTCCGTCAGTCGCCCACCCGACATTTTTGCTTACTTGTGATTCTTGAAATGATCAATCAGTGCAGCAACGGAAATTGCTGCCCAACAGAACATTGAAATGCACCAAAGAACCGCAATAACAACGGAAAGAATTGCCTCCATTTTTCTCACCGTCCTTATTACTAAATTGCCATTTTAGTTAATCAAGGAAATCGTCACTTTCAAGAGCATCGAAATCATCAGCAGCATTGGTACGTCCACTAAGCGGTTCACCATCCCGTACCTTCTGAATATTGCCCAAACCGCAGGCAATGCCCTTATTTCCGTTGCTGTTAAACGCATAGAATGTTACTGCAACTCTTGCATAGCAGCCACTGTAGACCTCATTCTGATCGAGAATCGGCTGTACCTGCTGGTCAACGATCTGCGGAGGAGTAGTGCTATTTGCATTGACAAAATAGCAGTCTTTGTACACTTCATCCTCCGGACGTTCTGCATCGCCATCTCTCAGCGGCAACTTCAGAGCAGCCTTACTCGGCTTCTTTCCTCCGAACTTTCCAATGCCATCTTCAATGGCAGCATCAATTGCAGTCTGAATTTTTGCAAGAGTTGCCTTATCAGACTTCGGAATCAGCAAGGAAACACTATACTTTGCGGCACTGCCGTTGATGGATTTCGGTTCCCAGATGTTTGCGTAACTCAAACGCACAGTTCCTGTAATCACTTTTGTTTTTCTTTCGTTTGCCATTTATTTTTCCTCCTGTATTGTTTCAAAATCTTTTTCTGCGGAATTCCAAACCGGACGCTTGTCCGAAATTGGTACAAGTGCAGGCTTACCCGGCGGTTTGTATGTGAAATTCCCAAGAATTTCATCGAACTTTTTCTTTCCGCCAAGCAGCTTTGTCATTGCGGTAATTCCCAGCAGTTCCGGTTCGTTGTACGGATTTTTCCCATAAGCCTTGACTTTTTCAATGACCTTTGCCTCATCGGTATACTTTCGATTCGACCGACCTTCCACAACTTTGTACCCATTCCACTGTTTGCCGGAAATTGCTCGCTGCAAAGCATATTCCTTGATATCGGATGCCCATGAAACCAATTGATCAGCTTTTTCCAATACTGCCTCGATTTCAGTATCCACCAGCATTTCCGGGGGAGCGAAGTCATACTGTGCCAGCTGAAGATTGTATTCTGCACGTTTTCGGCAAGTTGCCTTCACTTTACAAAACCGACAGTGTTCACCAGCACAGAAATCTCCCTCGCCTTTGGATGCAAGTTCTGCTTTCGTTTTCAATTCTGTTTCTGCCCAATGCAACAGTTCAGAAATAGGCATAACGCATTCACTAACGCTCTGGATTCTCGGCTGAAAAATCACCATCCGGATTTCTGCAATGTCATAAAGGGCATCAAATAGCTGCAATGCACCCAGAGCATACAGCATCATCTGCGAGTTGTGATCAGCAGATACTGCTACGCCCTTACCATACTTAAAGTCAATGACAGTCAGGACATCATCTGCAACAATCACACAGTCGCCCGTACCAAAACCGCTGGGAACATATCGGCTGAAATCCAAACGCTGTTCCACTAAAACAATCGGTTCTTGCAGATTTGCCAACTGTTCGGCAATGTACTGAGCATAGCTGTCCGTGCAGTCTTCCATTTCTGCATCGTAGAAGTCTAAGTTCTCCGTGGGATTAGATGCCGGATTGCCAAGCAGCTTTTGCACTTTGTACTCTGCCAACTCGTGGGCACACGTGCCTTCCAGGGCGTAGTCTGTCACGGTATCCGGCAGGGCAGCACAAAGCTGTGCGGATGGCGGACACGCCAGCCAACGAGCACTGGATGAAGCAGAAAGCACTGCGTGTAAACGGTTTGCATGATCGTTAAGTTCCAATCTGCTTCGCCTCCTCTAACAAGACCGCATATTCTTCTGGAGAAACACCAGACAGCTTTGATGCCCCGTGTTTCTGAAGCAGTGCCTTTACTGAATCTGTAAAACCAGAACGTGACTTTTCTGCCAGTACCGCTCGAATCTCAGAAATAGAAACTGCCTGCGTATCTTTCACAGACACCGGCTTCTGTACAGCCTCCGTATTGTCTTCTTCCGGCGGATATACCTGCTCAAACGTCTGTACTTCCCGTTCTGTCATGGTTTCCGCCATAGTTTCCAATTTGTCCGCCAATTGACGGATTACATGAATCACATCCAGTAATGTTGTAGGTTCTTTACTCATTTTCTTTGACCTTCTTTCTTAGCATTTTTGATGGGATTTAGAAACACGCCATCATGCACCACCTCCTTCCATAAATGCAGTCGAAAAAATCAGCATAAAATCGAACCCCATCAGTAGAAAAATCAAAATTTTTTCTTGATTTGGGCTTTGATTTTCATCATACGATGCCGAATTGCCGTTTCCGATACGCCTTCTTCTCTTGCTACCTGTGTCATAGGATTTCCTTCCACGACCACTCTGCGATAGGTATCCTGCTGCTTCGGCGTAAGACTGGACACCACCTCATGCAGACGCTGGATTTCCAAGGATTCCACTTCAATATCGACAGGCTTTGCACAATGTTGTTTCACCTTTCGCTGCTTCAGATTACGATACACCTCACGGTCATCCAACTTGTGCAAAAAGTCGATGATTTCAGGGCTTACACCCTGTTCTCCCGGATGCAGCACAGCGACTGTTCCATCTGCAAAGCGATAGACATAAACAGATCTGGCTGCTGTTCTTGTTTTACGAAATTTCATATACATATACATGACTCCTTTCTGATTGATAGAAGTCAGCTTGCAAAAAAACTCAAGTGAAGTCAAGTATATGAAACAAAAATAGCCGAACAGCATATAAAACAGTCGTCTCATATACTATCCGGCTATTTGGTAGTCAAATCACTCCGTTGCTCGGTATATTATCTATCTCTTATCAGCCATGCACATCTCAGATCTGCAGGAAACTTTCACGATGTTCCGGCAGTTTGGGCATTTCAGTTGAATAATCACTGGAATTTTAGGTAGCACAGAAATATCAAAGGCACGTTTCCCACATCTCGGACACTTCATCTTATACACCTGCTCACACCTCCAATATCAGTTCACTGTATGGCAGTGATTCTGCCCACTTGTAAAATCCAAACCACTCATCCAGCTTATGATGTTTTCTTGCTTGACAAGCGTTTCGCAATACTTCGTAGTTTAGTACTACGGTTCTACGTTGATTATAACTGGACGGGAGCAGCTGAATCATTTGCCACCAGTAAATATTCTTTTTAGTTTCCAGATATGTTTCTCGTGCCTTGTTGAGGGCTTTAATCGTGTACATAAAATCTTTGAGAAATTCTGTTCCTTCTTCAGCACCATTAAACAGATGTTCGCACGAAAAGTCATCCAATGTAAATTCTTGCTCTGCAATTTTATGCATTGTAGAGCAAGAATCAGTAACCGTTCCGACTTTGTACGTATCAAACTGTTTCCACCAATAAAGAGGGGCAATTATATCACAACTTACTGTAATCATTCGCATAAACTTCCGATGATCGGTACCTGCCTTGACTAATTTTTGCATTAAAGCCATATCGTTATCCCCAATACAAAACGGATTTTTTCCCAAATCGCTCCATGCCCAGCCACAATGAGAGCAACCCAAATTGTTGCATTTGGTTGTTATGGGTTCCTTGCAATAACAACTATCCGACTTTTCCCAACTATTCATCGGATTTCGCATTCCCCGTATGGCCGCTTCCCATCCATACACCTCTGTGTTTTCGACTTTTATCATGCCAATCCCTCCATAAATGCCGCCATGACCGCCTTTGCCACTGCATCCGCTGTTTCATCAAATTGAATCAAACACCGCTTAAACAATTCAGTCTTGAAAGATGCCATCGTGCGATCGTCCATTGCACCTTTTTCCCGCAGTTCCAAAAGTTGCTCGTTCGTAAGCATTGACCATAGCAGTTCTAATGTTTCATCGCTCATTTCCAATTACTCCTTTTCGTATTCTAATTCAATCAGCCGCTTTATCGCTGCTAAAGCTGTGTCAATTGCCACAACATCAAGGCAAAAAGCGTTATCTTCTTCGTCTTCAAAATCAGCTGCAAAGCCCTCTCGGTCGCAACGTAAGTCTTCCAGTTGCCCGACTGCATTTATCAATTTTTCAATGGACAGCTGATTCTTTTTAGTTTTCAAATCACCTTCATACCAAATCGAACTCCCATCTTCACAAACCGCAATTGCCGTTATATCTGGCTTGAGAGCAACTGCTGCGACAGTCATACGAATCTCCTCTGATTCAGCACAGTTTGTCCCGATAAATGTCATTGATGCGGCATCTGCATACTTGTCAGCAATCTCAACAATCAGCTTTTTCATGTTTTGCCTCCTGATTTAACTCCATCAGTTTTTCCATGTACCACTCTGCCTTTTCTATATCTTCCGGTCCATTTTTCCGACTTGCACGAAAACGGTATTTATATACGTTGCACATACAGAAATGGCGAACAGCATCTACGCCAAACAATGCGATCATCTCATCAATGCACTCATACTTTCCTTGATAGTGAAATGGATGATTCACATTATCCGGACTCGGATGAAGCCCGATACTTTCCTTACACATTTTCTTATTCACCACCTTTCAGTTCTTTCTGACAGAAACCAGAACAGCATATCCCTTCATCTGTTATCTGTATTGTTTTCTGCCCTGTATTCTCGCAAACAATGCCACCCTGTTTCTGCGTAATAACCGCAGCAGGTGTCCGGATGACTCTTGTGTTTTTGGACTGGTTTGCATATTTGCAGTTTACACAATCGTTCATTCTGCCTGTCCCCATTCAAAAATTTCTCCAGTTGGTTTCTCATTGCCCCACCGCAATTTTCCATCTCTTGTTGCAAACCAGATATTTTCTTTCGGAATCATTCCGAAAATCCCATACAACGCTTTTTCAATCTCACTTGCATTGTTAAAGTCACGAAATACATTCAACTCTGTCGGACGATCTCCGGTTCGATCTGTCAAATGATGCTCTTCGCAAGCCTGCAAAAAGGCATCAGTGTTGGAACTGTTCGTCTGTACCCATACGTCACCGGAAATAAACTTGTCCCAATCGAAAGCAGTTTCCGGTGCAGAACCCATACAATCAAGCAGCCGTTCCAAAGCCAATTTTGCACCAAAGGCAAAATCAAAAGCATCCTCCGGACAGCACCTTGCAATGCTTGCGTTTACTTTCTTGCCGTTAACATACTGTGTAGCCAGCACTGCGTTCCCATTTTGCAAAATGACAACCTTTGTTTCTTTTTCAATCTTCATTATTTTTGCTCCTTTCATTGAACGGTTGAGGCAGTGACATCCAAGCCAACACCTCATAATTTTCGTCTTCATCAGTTATTTCAAGAATCTTTGAGTAATCCCAAAACTGCCAGTAGTTATTGCCACGCTGCCCATAGTATGTATTACTAAAATCCGTGCATCTGTTTCGGACCGTTATCAATACTTCAGTAAACAGCTTCGGAAGGGAATCTCTCACGCTTATCCAGCCCAATCTTCTATCCCTCCATATATGCCATACTTTTTTCGCAGATCATTGCAGTACCTTTTCAAATCGATGGCATTCATCGTCAATGCAGCGTAGTACGGCGTAAGAATTTCACGCTCAATCGATCGAATTCTACCGATAGATTCCGGACTACCGTCATACTTTTCCAATGCTCTCCGATAAGCAGAGAATTCACTCCTCAGAATTTCTGCAGCCAAGCGAACATATCCATTGTCAACGGAACCACAGCTTTCCTTTGGGTCACAGTTGACGGGAGTTTCAATTCTCTCACGTTTTAGTTTCTCACGATACTGTTTTTGGTAGGAAAGTACCTCTTTCCGTCTCTGCTGGTATCGTTCTTTGCTACGTTCAGATCTGCAAGCTGCACAAATACGATGAATTTTTCTCCGTTCACCAGTTTGTTTGTTGCGGTCAACAAACTCCCAGAGTGGTTTTTCTGCACCGCATTGTCTACAGATTCTATTCATGTTGTAACCGCCTTTCTGCCATTACAGCAGTTCCTCATCCAAATCAATACCATACTTTTCTTTCAAGTATGTAAGACAGTCCAGCGTAGAATACTGATGGTTCAAAATCCCGACCCCGTCCATTAGCTTGAAATGGTCTTTTACGCCATCCAAAACAGACCGCAGTCGCTTTTCTCCAAATCCGAACTCTTTATTGAGTTCCACCATACAAACGGACATAAACTGGGGAAGAACATCTTGAATTACCGATTCATAAATCTGATCTTTCTTTTTCTGATATTCTTCCTCAACCCTTTGACGGATTTCGCTTTCTCCGATTGTGATAAGCCTTGCTTTCATTGTCCTTACGCTCCTGTTCCATTCTGCCAAGTTCCCGGTTCAGCTTATAGTCAATCATACTGTTCAGTGCATCACCGTAGCCATCTCGGACAAGGTAAATGCGGATTTGTTCCAAGGTAATCAGCAAATCGCCGGTTTCCTCCACGAGATGATTCATTTGCAACGAATTTCCGGGATACCGTTTGATTTTCTGAGCTGCTTGAATGAACTCTGCTGCCTCCTCAACAGTCTGCTCCAGCTGCCTTTCAAAAGTTCTGGCATCTGTTATTTTTGCAATTACGTGCATCTGTTCCGTTGTCATTTTTATTCATTCCTTTCGTCATTCCCTGTTTTATCAAAGGTTCAGTAAAGTCCGCTAAGGGTCTCTAAGAATTCTCGGTTTTCCGATAGCCATTCACTGGCTCGTTCTGGATTTCGATATTTGTGGTGTTGCTGACCTTGATTTTTTGCTTTCTGAATATCCTGCTGACACCATCGAAACAGTGTTGCATAATGATTGCGATAGTGCTTTCCAGTCGATGCCATGTAGCTGGATAAACTGCTGATTGTCTGCGGCAATTGTGTCCCATACAATTCTGACAGTCGAGCATATTCGTTCTCTGTCAGCTGAACATTCTGAAAATCACCGAATGTTTGCTTTTCCGAGCGTGCGTCCCCCTCACATAATTCAAAACCTATTGATTCTCTTGTAGTATTATACGGTCTGTTTTTTTGACTGGTGGCATTCCTCTTTTTTGGCTGAGGGCATTCCGTTTTTTTGACCGGCTGGGTAAATTTTTTAGGCCTTTCAGCCTTTGTTTCAACATTCTTTCCACAGCCGCTTTCCACTTTTTGTGGAGAAACACGCTGTTCGATTGCGGTTAAATTTACCCGATAATGATTTCGCAAACCACCGTCATCATCCCTTGTCTGACGTTTCAAAATATACCCCAGCTTTTCAAGCTTGTTCAGGGCATTCAAAACCGTCTGCTTGGTGCATCCAGTCGTTTCAGCAAGGTAGGCAAGACTACCGGAGCATTCATTTTCACCGTTTTCGGAAAAGCCATAGATCACTGCATACAGCTGTAACGTTGTCCCTTTCAGCTTTAGCCGATTAATCATCCAGCCGTAAACGGTATAGTAATTTCCGTCTTTCATCTTTCCTCATCCACCTTTCTGATTTGGAGTAATTCCACTCGTTCCCCATTCAGCAACTCATGAAACCGTTCACGAGCATCCTTTTCATTTTCTGCGAGTACCGTATAGATTCGCTCTACTCCCATGTCCGAAAGATAGCAGCAAAATTCATACTTTTCTGTAGCCCGCACAATAACCCTTTTGTTGTTCTCCATAGTGATTCACTCCTAACCATTTATTTTACTTTTCAAGATGAAAAGTAAGTTGGATGTCGCTGATACGCTCAACGACTCAGAAGCGTGTTGCAATCGCTATCTGCAACGGGAAGCATGATTTTCCAGTCATGAAAACGTGCAGCCACCAATGCACGGTTTTAAAGTCAGCCGACACCGTTGCTTTACATCCACGGTCTACGGATTGCTGGCAGGCTTGGGTCGGGATACGCTCCCGACGGGCGTTGGTGGATGCTACGGAATTGCACCGCACAGCAAGACAGAGGAAACGAAATAGACAATGCTCCCTGACGGAGACAGCTGTCACGGAGTTGCACCGTGCATTGTCCAGAGGCTTCATATCTCGGCTGGACAACTAAGACGCACCCCATTATGCGGTGATTCGCTCACCGCAAAGCGTAGTATAAAGGCAAAGTTAGGAGGTAATTGCCTACGATGCTGCCACATCGCCCCCGTGTTGCCGATAGGTCAGCAGGTGTTGTATTTTCTCCCTTACGGGCAGTGGGTCGGGATACGCTCCCGACGGGCATTGTTAGGTAATCACCTATGGTATTCGGGGAGGGTTAAACCCCGTGGGATGCAGTTCCATTTTCTTTCGGGAGGATACTGCTCAAAGCCTCCATTCGGTTCTTGTAAACGATAATCGGACTGCCATCGGCGTCTGCTTTCGCATATTCCACTTTTGTTGTAAGTACGCACTGTGACTGGCAAATGCTCTTTTGGCAAGTCACATTTTTACTGGGGTCGCACAAGTATAACGCACTTTCTTTCTGATGCTCTTTCATGGTTTCAATCTCCCTAACTACAATCTTTTAACGATTACTGCCTAAAATTTAACGATTGCTCTTAAATTTTAACGATTGCTTTTTAGCAATCGTGGCTGGAAAATAAAAAATGCCTGTCCACGCAACGAACTGAATCGTTACGTGAACAGGCATTTGTCAAAAACCAGCGTATTTTCGGCACTTTTTCTGTTTGGATATAAAAAAAGCACTTAACCTTTGATACAATCATGCACTCCCTTTGCAGGGGGTGTGCAAACAGTACCGAAAGGGTGTGCAGTGGGTAACCACTGCCTTTGACAAACCCGGAACACCGAATTCATTCGTTTTGCTTGTAATCTATATTACACTATTTTTCTCGCAAAGTCAAGACAAAAAAGTAGATTTGTGTAATGTTACAAATCTGCTTTTCGTTTTATGTGAAAAATTAATAATGCTGCGATTCAGAATCAAACGGTTATTTCAGTACCGTTTTTAAACCGAAATTGCAATTCTCCCTTTTCACAGATGGTCACTGTTTCAATCGCAGTAAGCCACACGTCCGAACTGAAAACCTTAATCGGCTCTTTTCTCTTTTTTATCTGCTCCATGAAATCTTGGATCACAGTAGTTTTATTTATGCGGTCTAATTTTTCAGCCTGCAATTTCTGATATTTTGCTTTCAACGCCTCGTACTCCCGCTCATAGGATTGGTACTCCAGCGTATATTCTGGCTGCTTTTGAACCGTTCGACTATTGATCACAACCATTTCTCTTATGTTTTTTGTGATCTGCTTTTCCTCATCACCCAAAACACTCATTTTCGCATCCAAATCTGAACAGTCTGAAAAAGCATGCAGCAACATCTCGCAAAGACTCAAAACGCTCCCTTTATCAGTAAGCAGCTGATTATAGGCTTTCAAAAAGCCTTGCTTTATCGTGTCCTCATCAATATGCGGTGTTTTGCAATAACAATCATTCGTATATTTCTTGTTGCATCGCCATATCACACGTCTGTAACGGCTATTAGAGTGCCAAATCTTAGGACCGTAAAAACCGCCACACTCGCCACAGACGATTTTGGCTGTGAATATATTGCCGCTGTGATAGCGTTTTCCCAGTTCTTTTCTCCTTGCCATTTCCGCCTGCACCAATTCAAATTCCTCTGGTGAAATAATTGCAGGGTGGCTCTCTTCCACATAATATTGAGGAACCTCACCCTCATTCACTTTGGTCTTTTTTGTAAGAAAATCCACAGTAAATTTCTTTTGCAGCAGAGCAGAACCCTTGTATTTTTCATTAGTCAGAATGCTTTTCACCGTACTGAGATGCCATTGCTCTTTCCCAGATGGTGTCGGAATGCCTTTTTCAACCAAAATACAAGCGATTTTATATGGCGTCATGCCCTCCATAAACCAGCGATAAATACTGCGAACGATTTCTGCCTCCTCCGGCACAATTTCCGGCAAGCCATCTGCTCCTTTTCGATACCCCAGAAAATGCTTGTATGGTAGACTTACTTTCCCATCGGCAAAACGCTTTCTCTGCCCCCAAGTTACATTCTCCGAAATGGAGCGGCTCTCCTCCTGTGCCAGACTGGACATAATGGTGATCAACAGTTCACCTTTGGAATCCAGCGTGTAAATGTCCTCTTTTTCAAAAAACACCTCCACGCCTTTTTCTTTCAGTTTTCGCACCGTAGTCAAGGAATCTACGGTGTTTCGTGCAAATCGGCTGACTGACTTGGTGACAATCAAATCGATCTTACCGTCCAGAGCATCTGCCACCATCTGATTGAATCCATCACGATGCACTGTGCTGGTTGCACTGATGCCCTCATCGGTATAGACTTTGACAAACTCCCAGTCCTCACGCTCTTGAATATACTTGGTATAATAATCGACCTGTGCCTCGTAGGAAGTGAGCTGCTCCTCAAAATCTGTAGAAACACGTGCATATCCGGCAACTTTTCGCTTTACTTTCTGTGTTGTCGGCAGGTGCGTTTGCAGACTGATTGTTGGCGGTATTACAGTTACTTTTCGACCCATTTCTGATTCCTTTCTCGTGCGGCTTGTTTCATTTCCTCTGTCCAACTTTCTGCCCTTGATGGGTATTTCCAATGCCGTATATCAGATGTTCCATCGTGAAAGAAAAACTGCACCTCAAACGGTTTCGGAATCACAATATGGTGAATATTATCCCGAAATACAGCCGTATCAAATTCATCCAATTTAAGTACATCACAGATTAGAGCATATAGAATTGATTCCGGAATTTGCTTTGAACCGGGGCAGTACTTTTTTCCTCTCCTCAAAAAAGTGGCACACATCCAGATGATTCCTTGTGGGAGTTGTTTTCGTTGATAGTTCTTTCCGCATAATCCACAGATAATAAGGCCACTAAGCGGATAACGGTTTGTAGCACCATCATGGGTGTATTGCTCATGTCGCTGAGCCAATATAGCCTTTGCTTTGGCAAACGTTTCAAGGTCAATAATTGGCTCGTGGGCTTCCTCTACATAATATTTTTGAAGTTCTCCCTGATTTCTCGTTTTTTTCTTTTCGATATGGTTATTGCGATAGTACTTTTGGAGCATGAGATTTCCGATGTATTTTTCATTTGTCAGAATTTCACGAATTCTTGGGTTTGTCCATAGGTTTCCTTGTCGAGTTGGTATTCCCATCTCGTTGATCTTATTTGCGATTCTCTGTTGTCCCATACCGGAAATATAATCTGAGAAAATCATACGAACAAGTTCTGCCTCATTCGGTTCGATTTCCAAGACTCCCTCTGCATTTCTGCGATAGCCCAAAATCGTAATACTACCGATTTTTCCAATTGAGAAATCTTTTCGGATTTGCCATTTTCGATTTTCACTGGCAGAATAACTTTCCTCCTGTGCATAGGATGCCAGAATGGAAAGTAGCAGTTCGCCATCTGAACTCATGGAATGAATCCGCTGTTCCTCAAAATAGACATCAACGCCCAGCGATTTCAATTCCCGTACCGTTTCCAGCAGGGTAACCGTGTTTCGTGCAAAACGAGAAATAGACTTTGTCAGAATCAAGTCAATTTCTCCCTGTCTGCATCGGTTCAGCAGCTTTTGAAATTCCGCCCGATTTTCCTTTGTTCCCGTCAATGCCTCATCTGCATAAACACCGCAGAACAGCCATTCTGGATTGCTCTGAATCAGCTGATTGTAGTAACTGACCTGCGATGATAGAGAATGGAGCATGGCATCCTTTCCGCTGGATACTCTGGCATAGGCTGCCGTCCGTTTCAATGGAAACTGCTTTTTCTGCGGAAATACAACTTTTTGTATCACTCGTGCCGTGATAACCTCCCCCTTTCCGATGACATATTACCGTATGATCGGACGAGAGTCAAGGAATATACTGCACGAGTTTATGCCGCATTCCTTGGCTAAGATGTCATGCACACGCCGATAATCTTCTTCTGTTATTTTTCGTTCAGCAAGAAGCGTTTTCAAAATTTGCACCGCTGCCTTGTACTGCATGATCTTGTCCCAGACTTCTTCTTGACTTACCGTAGCAACTGCGTGAGCAGTACTTTCTGTTTTTGTTGCCATAGCTTACAAACACCTTTCCACAAAATTGACAGGTACAATCATAATTTGCTTTCTTATTCAGCTTTTCTGAATTGGCATACCACCATTTCAAGCGACACGTATCTGAACAGAACTTCTTTTTTCGATGCTTGGGTGTCATCACTAAAGTAGCACCACAACAAGGACACACTGCTGTTTTTCGCCTGCAATAAGAGGCGATTGTATTTACAGACACCCCAAGAATGCCAGCAATTCTTTTATAACCGTTTCCTTGCTCTCGCAAAGTGTCAATTTGCTCTTTTTGACTCTGCGTCATTTCATCTTCCTCCCGTATCTAAATTTTGTAGTGACCCAGAAAGGCTCACCATCATAAATACAGTCGAAAAAAGGGTCGAAAAATCGAACCCCCTCTTGAAAATTCAAATGAACGCAAAAAAAATCCCTGCACCGGAGTTTTTCTCCGAATGCAGGGATTTCTTCTTGCCAAATAGGACAAAGCGTGATATAATAGTTGTAGCAGCAAAAGGCGGTGGCAAGTCCGCCCTTTGTTGTTTCGTTTCAAGGTCGGTTGATTTCAATCGACCTTATTTCTTTGCCTCTTTAATGACTTCGTCAATCAGTTCGAGGGCTTTTTCTTTGTTGTCACTCTCCAAAAGTGCTTTGATGGAAAGCAAAAGCGTCAAAAGTTCAAGCCGTGTCATGTCCTCTTTCATGCTTCCTCCTTTCTCGTCTTGCCCCGGTATTCGTGGCTAGGTTCTCCCCTAATCCACTGTACACAGTATACCATAAGTTAAACCTATAGTCAAGCTAGTTTGGAGATGTTTGTAACAGTACACAAACGGCTTTTTGGTAATTTGTGTAGTTTATGGTTTGTAACAAAAAGATATAAGCAAAAATAAAAAAGAATAGATCAGAGGTTCATTTTCGCAACTGTTACTTATTGTATGTTGACTTATTGTAGTCAATGTGGTATAATAAAAAAGAGGTGTTGCACATGGATGCAATTCAGGTATTTTCACATAATCTTAGAAAATACAGAAAGATACTTGGAGTATCTCAAGAAAAATTTGCTGATATGGCTGGCTTACATAGAACATATATCAGTGCTATTGAATGTGGTAAACGTAGCATAGCCTTAGACAACATTCAAAAAATAGCGGATGCACTTGGAGTCGAAACGTATCTTCTATTCATGAAAGATGAAGAATAAGGGGGGGATAAACAATGCCGGCTTCTGTTGTAGATTTATTTTGCGGAATTGGTGGTTTAACTAAAGGTTTGGAATTAGCAGGATTAAATGTAATTGCAGGCATTGACCTTGATGAATCATGTCGATATGCATACGAAGCCAATAGCCATTCACAGTTCATTGCTGGAGATGTTAACACTATTAATTCTGATAGTCTGATTTCGCTATACCCTAGCAATGACTTACGAATTCTAGTTGGCTGTGCTCCATGTCAGCCTTTTTCAAAATACACTCAACGCTACCGAAAAGAAGGACATAAGGATGATAAATGGCGTCTATTATACGCATTTTCAAATCTTATTGACAGAATACAGCCAACAATTGTATCAATGGAAAACGTTCCAGAATTGATTAAGGAATCCGTTTTTGTCGATTTTATAAACCACCTTAAAGCGTCTAATTACCATTGCTCTTGGGAAATTGTTTATTGTCCCAATTATGGAGTCCCTCAACGTCGAAAACGCCTTGTATTGTTGGCTTCACAATTGAATGATATTAATTTAATTGCCCCAACACATAATGAATCTAATTATTTAACTGTAAGAGATGCAATAGGCAAGCTTCCACCATTAGCGGATGGAGAATGTGACCGTAATGATGTGATCCATTGTACTGCTAAAATGTCTGAAATAAATTTGAAAAGAATACGTAGTTCAATTCCCGGTGGAACTTGGAAGGACTGGAGTGATGATTTGCAATTAAGTTGTCATAAAAAGAAAACCGGAAGAAGTTATGGAGCTGTATATGGTCGAATGAAATGGGATGAACCTTCTCCAACAATAACTACGCAATTTTATGGTTATGGGAATGGACGGTTTGGTCATCCCGAACAACATAGAGCTTTATCCTTTAGAGAAGGAGCATTATTACAATCCTTTCCTGCAAATTATAAATTTGTAGAAAATGAATCGGCATTTAATAGAAGAGAATTGGGAGTTCACATTGGAAATGCTGTACCAGTTGAATTAGGCAGAGCAATAGGTATAAGTATCCAAAAGCATCTTAATGAAATGGGGGTAAATTAATATGCAATCAATCACACCGGAGCAACGAAAAAATGCTGAAAATCAAATAAAAGCATTAAGAAAAGAAATTGATTATGATACACGAGATTACGCAATTGACTTTTTGGTTCAACAATATAGAGAAAATGAATTTTATATTCCTGATGAATATCAACGACAATATATATGGGAAAGCCAAAATAAAAACCGTTTCATTGAATCAATACTATTAGGTCTTCCAATTCCTTTTATGTTTTTTTCAGATGCTGACGATGGGAGATGCGAGATAATAGATGGTGCTCAACGTACACAGACATTAGAAGAATTCATGAATAATGAACTTAAGCTCTCTGATCTAAAAAAGCTAACTACTCTAAATGGGTTCACCTATGCAGATTTACCAGAATACTTTAAACGAAAATTCAATAAAACTACAATGCGAATAGTTGTATTATCAGATGAAACTACACTTGAAATTCGTCAAGAAATATTTAATAGAATTAATACTACTGGTATTCGTGCTAATCCAAGTGAAATTCGTCGTGGTAGTCATGCTGGTCCTTTTATGGATTTCCTTAAAGAGTGTACTAAAAATTCAACTTTCATTAGAGTGTGTCCAGTAAGTGAAACTTCTAAAAAACGATATGATGACCTTGAATTGGTGTTAAGGTTTTTCGCATTTTTAAATAACTACAAAAATTTTAATCATCGAGTAGATGAATTTTTAGACTCTTATGTAGAAAGTGTTAAGGATAGCTTTGACCAAAAAAAGTTTAAAATGGAATTCGAAAATATGCTGGCTTTTGTAGATAAGTATTTTGAAAACGGTTTCAAAAAGACAAAAACATCAAAATCAACTCCACGAGTACGGTTTGAAGCAATTGCCGTTGGAGTAGGTTTAGCTTTGAGGGAAAATCCAAGTTTAATTCCTAGTTCTATGGAGTGGCTCGGCAGCGAAGAATTTAAAATGCACACTACAACCCACGCAAGTAATTCGCCTTCTCGTGTGTCAGGACGTGTGGAGTATGTTCGTGATATGCTATTGGGTGGTGAAACAAATGCAGGAAACGATTGATACTTTTAATGAACGCATCCAAGAAATTGATTTATATTACGCTGCACTTAACGCACTTTATGAAGATGAAACTTTAAAATCAGATAATGACAAATATAACAAAAAGTATTTTAATGGCGATTTTTTAAAAATATTGAAATCCAATGCGTTACTCATGATTTATAACCTTGTTGAATCAACGATTATGGGCGGTATTATAGAGATATATGACGAACTACAACAAGAAGGAATCACATATCAACAAGTCCGACAGGAAATTCAAAAAATTTGGTTTAGATTTAAATTTAACGAAGCATATGATAAACAGGCACATTATAATACGTACAGAGAAAAAGCAGAAAGAATAATTAATTCTATTTTACATGGAGAGAAACTCATACTTGATCGCAAAGCCACAAATATTAGTGGAAATCTAGATGCGAAGAAAATACGGCAAGTATGCCGTGAACACGGAATCACCTTCAATATTGATCCGAATTGCAAAGGTGGCATTGTATTGGATGATGTTAAAGAAAAAAGAAATAATCTTGCACATGGTACACAATCTTTTGTTGAATGCGGAAGAGATTACACAATTGAAGATTTAAATAATATCAAAGAACAAACCACATTGTTTCTTAAAGGAATTTTAGACGGTATGAAAGAATATTTCGACAATAAACTATACCTATCTTCAAATTAAATTTTAGCAAAAGCGCTCCTGAACCCCACATTCAAGAGCGTTTTTTGCTACCTATAAACGAAATTTAACCGCTGTTTTATCCGTTCAATTTCTCGTCAATACTGGCAACGTGCTGCAAGATTTGCTGGAGTGTGTCACTATCGTTAGTGCCTTTTTTCGTGTCCTCATTCGGCTTGTCTGTAGTAGTTGTTGCATTTTTTGAAAATCCATTCAGCCCAGAAGCCTTGATGATCGCCGGATAATCCTGGTACGCATAGTCCAGATCCACCTCGCCGACAATGCCGGAAACGCTGCCTTTCCAGCTGTACTGCCACAGCCCATAATTCCCGGCATAGGATGATTTGCTCACATCTACATGAGACAGAAACACGTCATATCGGCTCTTTATATCGTCCCTGATACAGCTTTCCAGAGCCGACTTGAACGTATAAATCGCCGCATAATACCCGGCAGATTCCAACGCACTGCAAAACGCCTGACACAGGGCATCTGCATTTTGCAGACTTGCCTGTTCTTCGATGTCAAAGGCAATGGGATACTCGAACTGTTTTCCAGCCAGAGCAGACAGGCACACAGCAGCCTCCTGCTCCACTTCTGAGGCAGTTTTGGCGTAGCTGTACCAGTACGCACCGCAGGGGATTCCAAGCCGTTTGCATTCGCTGTAGTTCCGTTCAAACTGCACATCGATCTGGCTGGACTCTTTTCCGAAACCAGCCCGTAAAATCGCAAAATCCACCTGCCCGGATGCTTTGACTTTTTCCCAGTTGATCACGCCCTGATGCTTGGAAACATCAATCCCTTTTGCCATAATTTCAGATGGTTGCGGCTGTGCTTTTGCAATGCCGAAATAGCGGTAGAAATCGCTTGTCACCGTGTTTGTGCCTTTGATTTCATCACCATACCATTTTGCCACTGTTCGCACATCCAGATGCACCGAAGTATAAGCACCGGTGATATTGGCAATGCCGCTGAAACCCAAATCCTGAGCCTTACAGCACACCGTCTTTGCTGAAATTATGTTGCCAGACTTATCGTAGCACACCACGTCTGCCGCTGTGCCTTTGGTGTGCTGCCCGGTACTCGTACCGCCTACCGCTTTATCATGCTCAGGACAACGGTAACCGCTGTTGACGATGATCTTGCCGCAGTCCAATGCTGCATACAGCTGTTCCAGCTTGCTCACCAATTCATCCGAAATCAAAAAGTCGTGGCTTTTACCGCATTTACAACGGAATTCACGAGCGTTGAAGTGCTCAGTCAGTTGGGTGTTGTCCGTTGCTGAAAAACTCTTTACTGTCATATAAAACGACTCCCTTCTACAAAAAAAATACTTTTGAAAAAATCGAAAATTCGCTTGACTTTTCCACGAAAACGTGGTATAATGTAATTAAAGAAAGGGGGAAAGCAAATGCGGACAGGCGAATTAAAAAAGAAACTTCGCAAAGCCGGATGCTACAAAATCCGAGAGGGCGGAAACCACGAAATCTGGTACAGCCCCAAAACAGAAACAGCATTTTCTGTTGGACGGCATGACGGACAGGAAATCGCAACCGGAACCGCAAACAAAATCCTGAAGGATGCGGGGCTGAAATAAGCCCCGACCCTACGGGGTTTTCAAAATGGCAAGAAAGCGAACCATTCGCTTTCCTTGTCAACTTTTCAAATCCGCATTTGTACCCCCATTCAAAAACAAAAAGGAGCTGGTAAAATGGCGAAATACGTTTACCCTGCAATCTTCACAAAAGAGAAAAACAACGCTTATTCGGTTGACTTTCCGGATGTAGAAAACTGTTATACGTGCGGAGATTCTTTGGTGGATGCAATGGAAATGGCATCTGATGTCTTGGCAATGATGCTATGTTTCAGAGAAAATGAAAAGAAACCAATTCCGGTCGCTACTCCGATCAAAGAAATTCAAACAAATGCAGACAGCTTTGCAACCTTGATTCTTTGTGATACGACCGATTATCCTCTCGTGGAGTGTGAGCCGAATGCAGAATAACATCAAGAGAATACGGGAACAGAACGGCATTACTCGAAAAGAGTTAGCCGCTCTTTCCGGCGTACACTATAAGAAAATTACAGACTACGAAAACGACTACATCAAATTTGAAAATATCACAATCGGGAATCTGAACCGTATTGCAACTGCCCTCGGTGTTACACTGGATGAACTATGTAGAGAAGATTCCGAAAATCAGTAAAACAACTACTATAGAAAAATGCGGTACGCCAAAAACGACATACCGCATTTTTCATTCTTTTTCTTCTTTCTCGGATTCTAAAGCTTTTCGGAGCAAGCGTTTGATTTCCGTCTGCAAGGCTTTTCCCTCTAAGGCATCCAGAATATCCTTATCGCTTTTTCGATTCAGCTTCAAACCAATGAAACGTGTATTTTGCTTATCATACTTTTCTTGGGGTGTCAAAAAACCACTCCTAAAATTTTTTCTTGCCAATTCGGGCAAAACGTGATATAATTGTTGTAGCACGAAAAAGCGGTGGCAAGTCCGCTCTTTCTGTGTTTCCGTTGCCGACTGTTTTTCAGTCGGCTTTTTCTTTTAGCCCTGAAGCATCTGTTTCAGCTGTTCAATAATGGCTTGCTTTTCAGCCTCGGTTTTCGCATCCTCTAACTGCTTGATTAAAAGCATAATAAAGGATTTGAACTGCAAATCCGTCATTCCCATTTCCTCCATATGTGCCTCCTTTCCATATCCGCTTGCCCGGTATTCGTGGGTGGTTTCCCAATCCACTGTAATCATTATACCATAGGTTTAACCTATGGTCAAGGATTTTTTCTGGAAAGTGTGATATTTGTCGGAGTACACAAATTCGGTGCTGCTTTTTGTACGATAGCAATACCGTTTTCAATTGTCAAACAGCAGTACTACTCCTTGATTTCAGGTAATCCAGCCACGCTGGTCAGTACAGATAAAATGCCCGCCAGAAGTGCGGTACTGCCAACTACAAGCCAATTAACATCCTGCATGGTTGCTGCCACACCAACGGTCGCTATTGCTGTCTGGGCAATGGTTTTGATTGCCCGAATAACAGCAGCTTTCGTCCACTGTTTCCAATCTCTTTTCATACGGTTTCTCCTTTCTCGGTTGGCAGTGCCATGAATTCCTCGTGCAGATGTGTCATCACACCATTGCCGCCCAGTTCGTGGTACTGCCGGTACATATTTTCATAGTTTTCTTTCGCATAGATGGGTGCAAAACCTGCATCAATGTACTTGTTATAGCAGTGCAACATCCGGTCACGGAGCAGAGCTTGCACACCGTATTCCAGTGCCTTTTGTCGGGCATCCTGTTTTTGCATGCGGTTTAAAATCGACTTTGTGCCAATACTAAGAATGCCCGTTGCAGACAACACAGAAATCGCAATGGTGATAATCTCTCGAATCACACAGCTTCCTCCGTTTCTTTCACATCTTTCGTTTCTTTCTCTTCTTTCACATCATAATCGCCGGAAAGCAGTACCAACATTTCCGGCGTTAGGTCACCAGATGCAAAAATCTGATACTGTCCATTTTCCAGCTGCACCGCTTGAATTTTTGCGTTGCCCCAGCCTGTTCTTTGGATGGCTTTTCCCTGTTTCAATGATTCTACGGCTTCAATAATATTCACTGTATCATCTCCTTAAAGTAACGAAATTGACTGAATCAGCGGGTGACTGTTATTGCTCCGACCGACCCACACCAAATAGTATGTGCCAGCCGTTACGCCCTCGCAAGGTGTCAGCGTTGTGATATAGTCCGCACTGTACAGCCACTGCAAAGGCAAGTCCATATAACTGCCCTCTGTCTGTGCCTTTGTGAGGATGTCCGCAGCTGTGCCGGTGTCAGACTGTACCAAGCGTAAAATACCGACCTCTGTGCTACCAGCTAAAAAGCGGATTGCAATTTGCGTGGATGCTGTCACGCTGATCGGCAGCGTGCAACAGGTATAGCAGCTATAATCCCATCCAAAAACGGTTGTTCCGTAGTTTAAGGCATAGTTGTTCTTTGCACTGCAAAAATCTGCATGCAGGGCGGTAAAGTCCGCCACGCTATAAATTGTATCATTGTAAAGCAAAGATACAGTATCCCGATGGGAGACATCATATAACACGGTTGTGGTGGGGGATTCGCCGCCTGAAATCTCCAGAACCTTCGGTACAAGGGTATTGAACTTTTCAGATGCACTTGCTGAAATACCTTTTGCAGTCAGGTTCGCTGCAAGCTGCTGCCGCAGTTGGTTTAGTTTTGTCAGCTGCTCTGTAATTGTTGCCGCCATGTTACACCTCCACCATTGCAGACAGGGCTGCGGATAAATCACCAATGGTATCTTCTAAGGCTTTGATACGAGTTGCGAGCGTTTCCACATCCGGCGACAAATCCAGCACAAACAGCCCGTCCGGCACAATGTCCAGAGCGTTGTGAGATACGGTGCTGATGGACGGCAATACCTGCCATGTTTGCTTACCCGTTACTGTAACCAGCTTTGCGGTGCAGTATTTCGCTGATTCACCCTCTTCACATCCCGGTGTATAATCGCCCCAAGAGGCAGCGTCACCGTTTGTACCGTTTTTGACGGTCGCTGTGGTCGTTCCATTTTTGTCAGTAATAGAAATAACAGCCCCTGCGTCTGTTTCCGTTACGGTTGCAGTTGGAGAGTAACCGTCTGCACCATCCTTGCCGTCAACCCCGTTTGTCCCGTCTTTGCCGTTTACGCCGTCCTTGCCGGGTGTTCCAGGGTCGCCTTTTTCACCTTTTTCGCCACGTTCTCCCTTTGCTCCGGGTGCTCCCGGTTCGCCCCGGTCGCCTTTTTCTCCGGGTTCGCCTTTCGCTCCGGGTGCTCCCGGCTCGCCGGCATCTCCCTTTTGTCCCTTTAAGGATGTCAGCCAGTCTGCTTCTGTTCCGGTAAATCCATTCTGCAAGGCGACTTCATAGGCAGATTTTCCGGCTGCTCCACGGCTGCCCGTGTCGCCCTTTTCACCGTTGTGCAGTTCTGCGGTCGTTGTACCGGTTGCGTCTGTCACGGAGATGGTTGCACCCGTTTCCGTTTCTGTCACGGTTACCGCTGGGGAGATTCCATCTTTCCCGTCCTTGCCGTCTTTCCCGTTTTGTAGTCCGGCAGCTTTTTTCTCCAGTTCTTGTAAGAGCTGAGCATACAAGTCCGGTGTCGGTGGGATGGGTGTCACACTGTCAGAAACAAATCCAGAAGGCTTGATATGGAGGGAAACCGGAATGGTAGTTGCACGAAGAGCTTTCGTGTCGGAAGGAGCATATCCGAACACACTCAGTTTCATCGTACCGGCTTTGCATTCAGAGGGGAGCAGGCAGGATTTTCCATCCGTGCCTAAAATCAGATTGTAGGTTTCGCAACATTGTGTAATCTGTACAACTTTATGCAGCCCTTCCCACGCTCCGTCAAATACAAAATGCAGCGGTACAAAGGCAATCTGATCCGCTGCAATGGCATCCCGTTCCAGCAGTTCTATTCGCTGTTTCTGCACGAAAAATTTCATCATGCGGTTTCCTCCTTCCAATCCATGTCTTCAGAATCCCATACGAAAGACCCATCAATACAATTGATTCGTTGTAAATAGCCATTGTGGTAGTTGGTTTTTGCATCCGATGCCATCCAGTTGGTGGGCTTTGTGATGGCGTTCCACTGTTCTTTTGTGCCTTCATAGGTGATGGTGGTCAGACTTTCACAGTATGTCAGCATATTTTCCCCAAAGGTTCTGCAATTCGCAGAAATTGTAAGGCTGGACAATGCTGTACATCTTGTAAATGCAAAAGCACCAATGGAATCACACGCAACACGAGCAGTCTTCAGCTTTGCACAGCCGCTAAAAGCATACTTTCCCCACGTTTTCACGCTGGCAGGCACAGTGACTTCTGCAATGGCGGTGTGATAAAAGGCATATGACCGGATCGCAGTAACTGCCTGCGGAATGGTAACAGAAGTCAGACAGGCGGTATAGCCGATTGCAGCATCTTCCTGTGCAAAAGCAGAATCACCAATGCTGGTCAGTGTAGCTGGAAGAGATACCGTTTCTGCATTGGCACAATGATAAAACAAACGGTCACCCAGACCAGTAATGCCATTGCTAAGCACGATTTCCTTGATCTGATCGTTTTGATAGAACACAGAATCATGAGAAGTATAGTCATAGGTTGCACCCGTGCCACGCAGCAGCAGTTTGCCGTTGTCGTAGAGAACATAGTAGATGTTTTCGCCGCACTGTCCGGTTGCTATGATTTCGCCTGCCGTCAAGTCATCTACCTTGGTCTGCAGTTCGGAAATCTGGCTGTTCATTGCATCCAGCCGCTTTTGCAGTTCGTCCAGTGTGGCATTTGTCTTTGCCATTTCGGCAAGCATCTCGGTCACTCTGCACTTGCCAAGAATGCACTTGCAGTAACCGCATTTGCTTTCATCCTCCCGATAATCAATCACATCTTCTGCTGTCAATTCTGTTGCTCCGGCTCGCAGTCGAACTGCCGCCAAGGTCAAATAGGTGGTCACATTATTGTTGGTGAACGAAGGAATGACAGGTTCGGTGGCAGCGATTCCAGGCTGAATGCGAAGCCCGCAGGTTCGTGTGGAAAGGTCGCAGAATAAGGCAATGACTACATAGCGATCCAGCGATTCATCTACATAGGAAGCACAATCAACAGTATGCAGCGTATCACTGATGAGATAATGCCCGTTGATCCACGCCTTACCTGTGCCGAATGTAATGGATAAATTTTTGATCGTTGGTGCGAAACACTGCCGGTAAGTATCCAGAATTCCATTGCAAATTAAACTGGACAGATATGCCGTGAAATCTTCTGCGGTATATACCCGGTCGAGATTTTTTGCATTAAAAAATCCATAGGAAAAAGACATATGAATATCACTCCGTTTCTTTGAAAGTCGGGGTCAGACTTCTACCGTTCTGGTCGAAACTCTCCACCATGCCGATCAGCTGGATTCGAGGTTGAATCAAGCCGAATCTTCTCTGTTCCACAGTCACATAGTCGCCCACAAAGTAATCCTTGTTGTACTGATACTGGGTCGAAAAAGCAGCGATGGCGGATTCCGATGCCGTTTTCGGCTGTACCAGATGTTCTGCACCGCTGCTTTTCAAAATTTCTAAATATTCCGCATCGGTCACATCTTCTTCCTGTGCCGTGTTTCGCTCGTCTACATACACCTCATAGCGGTCAAGATAGGTCGGCTCTGCACTGGAACAGAAGGTCGTGCGTTTTCTGGCACTGCCCTCACCGCAGCCCAGCACATAGGCAAAGTTTTTCTGCACCGCATCGTCTGCTGCATAGGAGAATGACAGCAGGTTGTTGTACGCATCAGAGAATACGATATGAGGATTGCCGTCCTGCAACAAACTGCGGTCTGTTCCGGAAAACAGGTCGCATTTCAGTGCATTTCTATCCAGCCGCACATTTGCTGAACCGCCAATGGTTTCACAGAGGCTGTACAGCCATTCCAGAATATTGTCATAGCTGACCTGCATTCGTGCGGTGTTCTGCCAGCAGTCACCAGAAACCGTACCCATGGAAAAACCGGGCAGATTGCGGATTCCGGCAGAGATGACATTGCGGGACAGCACCTTGCGGACAATGTCCTCATAGCTGCCGTTTGCAGTGATGGTGGGATAGATGATTCTTCGTTCCAGCAGGCTGGCAAGAAACCGTCCGGTGACTGTCAGGTAATCGCCCTTTTCGGCATCAGTTTCCAATTGCAGGGACTCAATGATGCCGAAGTGCTGTGCATCATCGCTCCTTGCCACAATTCTGCCACGCTGAAAGATGGATACATTCTGGGGACTGGCAGCGATATACACCTCAAAACAGCCGCACTGGTAGAACTCAATGTCCCATAAGAGCGAAGAATAACTGTCGCAGATGGCTTCCAGTGACACAGAAATCTGATCTTTCAAAGCTATCAAGCTGTAAATTTCCAATTGCATTTCTCACACTCCCAGATAAGAATTGCGGTGCATCAAAGTTACACGCAGTTTTTTCACACCACGAACTGCCTCGACCCGAAAGATATTTGTGCCTTCCTTCAAGGTCAGCCAAGTAGAGCCGGAAACCAGCCGGTTCAGGATGTTGCTGTCTACGCCGTTTCTGGTCAAAGTGACCGTTTTGTTTCCGGTTTTCGTGGTAACCGTAATGACATCACCGGTCAAAATATCGCCTTTGATTTGCAGATACTCGCCGTTTTCGTTGTAGATGGTCGGTGTCACTGCCACCACTTCCTGCGGAATGTCGCTGGGCAATGCCTCAATTCGCAGTGTGAATCCGGTTTCATCTCCGTCATTGGTAATGGATAAGGCATCACTGTTGGAATACACACCCAAAGGAAACGGAGCATCGCTCTCCGGAAAGGGAAAATGAAATGCTCCGGTGATGCCGCTGTAATAGGCATAGAAAATATCCCGGCTGTACCAGTAAATATCCGGACAGAGAATGGAGATCTGCCCGCTGATCTGCTGCTCGAAATTTGACACCTCGCAGGTTTCTACATACCCCTCGGCATAGACATCGATGTTCGCCGTCTTGTACCAAATCTTGATGTATCGGGACGGCTTGACCACATGATACAGCTGATGCCGCCGTTTCTCAATGCCGATGCCACGCATAGCAAAGGAGATGACTACGTTTCGCTTTTCGATGAAGGCGTTATTCAGGTAGCTGCCGTTCATGCCAGCATAGCTTGAAGTGGAAATCGTCCCAGCTGGCGGATTCAGACCTTCGATTTTGGAGGTCATGTATTGATTGGCGGTGGTGGTCATATCTAATCGTTCACCGTTTTCATTTTCTAAAACCAGAGAAAAATACATCACACACCCCCATTACACATTCAACGCATTCCGTGTCAACCGATAAATCTCCAACCGTGACAGTGCCTTCGGCGATTGATTCGTCTGATTCACCGTTTTCCGGTTGTCGGTATTGTAATAATTGTTCACCGTTCCACCGGAACTGTCGGGCAGCATGGCTCCGGAAATCCCATGCAAGCTGTAATTCAGATCAGAATCCATGGTCAGCTGCATGGCTTTCGCCACACCGCCCACGGCTTTCTCCACATACTTCTTGCTTTTGTCGATGCCGTCTGCCAGTCCTTTCATAAAGTCCGGCATCCAGCTCTCGTAGTCTGTCAGCGGACCTTTATCCGGCACAGAAAAGTGCAGGAAATCCCGAATGGTATCGGCGACATTGGTGACGCAGTCCGCCAGCCAGCCGATGGCACTCTGAATGCCGTCAATGATTCCCTGAATGATGTCCCGTCCCCAGTTCCAGGCATCCGAAGCCAGTCCCTTGATATATCCCACAGCGGCATCGAATCCATTCTGAATGGTGGATTTGATGCCGCTGATTTTGTCGGAAACCGCAGAACGGATGTTGTCCCAGATGCTGGACACCGTAGAAGAAATGCTCTGCATCACGTTGGAAATGATGCTCTTGATGCTGTTCCAGATGTTAGATACCACCGACTGGATGGCGTTCAGAACATTGGAAACCGCAGAAGAAATCTGATTCCAGATAGACGATACCACAGAAAAAATGGCATTCATCACACTGGAAATCGTACCGGAGATGCTGTTCCAGATGGAAGAAATCACATTCCAGATTGCTGACAAAACAGAAGAAATGAAACCTGATACCGCATTCCAGATGGTCGTTACCGTATCTTGAATGGTATCCAAAACCGTGGAGACCGTGGTAGAAATGGCGTTCCAGATGGTTTCAAAGGTCGTTCGAATGCCCTCTAAAATAGGTGTTAAAAACGACACAATTGCATTCCAAATGGCACTGATCTTCTCCGAGATCCAGTCCATCACTCTGCCCACAATGATCTGAATGGCTTCAAAAATCGTCTGAAACAGATAGCCGAATGCCGTGATCAGCGGTTCTAAGGTGGTGTAAATGGCATTCCAAACGGTCGTAATCACATTATAAATTGCCTGAAAAACCGTAGAAACCACGTTGTAAATGGCATTGAAAATCGTGCTGAAAAAGTTGTAGATCGCTGTAAAAATCGTGGTGAAGAAATCCCGAATCGCCGTAAATACAGTCGTTGCCACCGTCTGAATGGCAGTGACAATGGTGGTGAAGGTATTGGAAATAGACGTCCAAGTGTTGACGAAAAAGTCCCGGATTCCGGTAACAATTCCCGTGAAAAAGGAAGCAATGCTGTTCCATGTGTCCACAAAAAATGTTTTGATGGAAGTCCAGACTTCGTTCCAGCTTGTTCCGAACCATCCCAGCACCACATCTGCAATGCCTTTCAGAGTATTCATGATATTGCGGAACGTGTTGACAATGAAATTCCAGATAGACGTAAAAATCCCCTTGATGCCATTCCAGCACTGTTCCCAGTCACCAGTAAACAGACCGATCAGCACGTCCAGCAGCCCCAGAAGAACACCAGTAAACTCTGAAAAGATGTCGGAGATATTCTGAAAGACACCTTCAAAAATAGGAGCCAGCAGATTGCACAACCCGTCCCACGCCGCTTTCAGCACATCGGTGAAACTCTCAAAGTCGAATCCCAGAGCATTTAACCGATCAGTGATGCCCTGTGTCAATCCGGTAAAGGTGCTTTTGATTTGCTCCCAGATGGCGATGATGTTGCTTTTGAATTCGTCATTGGTGTTCCAGAGATGCACAAAAGCAGCCACCAAAGCGGCAACAGCTGCGATAATGGCGAGCAGCGGACCCAGTGACACGCCCAACGCCCCTGTTACAGCCCCGATCCCACTTTGCACAGCAGAGAACAGGGCAGGCAGTTTGGATACTGCGGAAAAGACTGTTCCCACACTGGAGACAGTCTTCCCCAATGCGATCAGCATCGGACCCAGAGCAGCAGCCACCAGTGCGATCTTTGCAATGGTTTCTTTTGTCCGTGGGTCTAATTGGTTCAGCTTGTCCACCAAGTCCTGTATACGGGAAACCACAGAACGAATGGTAGGCATTAGAATATCAGAAAAGGAAATCGCCAGTTCTTCCAGCTGGGATTTTAGAATAGTCACTTGTCCGGCAAGGTTATCCTGCATGACAGCCGCCATTTTTTCGGTCGTGCCATTGTAGCCGTCTACTGTATCCGAACAGGTGTCAATGGCATTGGATAGCTTTTCAAAGTCCGCCGGTGAACCGTTGATGATCGCCAGCATACCGGACATGGCTTCTTTGCCAAACAGCGATGCAGCTGCCTGTGCCTGTTCTGCCTCAGACAATCCGCCCAATTTCTGCCGGAGCTGTTCCATGAGTTCCCGCAGAGAATACATCTTGCCGGAACTGTCGGTTAGAGAAATGCCGTACTGTTCCATAGCAGATGCCACCGTGTCGGTCGGCTTTGCCAGATTGGTGATGGCGGAACGCAGTGCCGTACCAGCCTGTGAGGATTTGATACCGGCGTTTGCCATCAAGCCGATGGCAATGGCGGAGTCTTCAGCAGAGTATCCCAGAGAACCCAGTACCGGAGCGGCATACTTGAAGGTCTCGCCCATCATGCTGACGTTGGTATTGGCATTGCTTGATGCCGCTGCCAGAATATCCGCAAAGTGTCCGCTGTCCGAAGCAGACAAACCGAAAGCGGTCAGAGCGTCTGTGACAATGTCCGAAGTAGATGCCAAGTCTTCCCCAGAAGCAGCAGCAAGATTCATGATACCTTCGATACCATTGAGCATATCGTTGGTTTTCCAGCCTGCCATCGCCATGTAGTTCATAGCTTCCGCAGCCTCACTTGCAGAGAACTTCGTTTTACTGCCCATTTCACGTGCTTTTTCCCGGAGAGCATCCATCTCTGAACCGGTCGCACCGGACACCGCTGCCACCTTTGACATGGCGGAATCGAAATCCGCACCGGTTTTCACGGCAATGGTTCCCAGAGCCGTGACACCAGCGGTGACCGGCAGCAGCTTTTGTCCCACACCGGAAATTTTGTCCCCGGCTGACTGCAGCGTTTCACCCAGAACGCCCATCTTTTCCAAGGCGGTGTGAGAATTGTTTGCTTCTGTGGTCAGGCGTTTCAGTTCGTTTTCGGTTTCGATGATTTCACGCTGCAAAGCATCATACTGCTGCTGTGAAATTTCACCATTTGCAAGAGCAGTGTTTGCCTGTTCTGCCGCAGTTTTCAGCACTTCCAGCTTTTCCTTGGTAGCAGATACCGCATCTGCCAGCAACTTGTGTTTTTGGGATAGGAGTTCTGTGTTGGTGGGATCAAGCTTCAGCAGCTTCTGGACATCTTTCAGCTGCGTCTGCGTGCCTTTGATATCCTTGTTGACACCTTCCAGGGCTTTGGATAGCTTGGTGGTATCGCCGCCGATTTCTACGGTGATGCCCTTGATTCTATTAGCCATACAATCTCACCCCCTTATCAAAATTTATCGAAGTCACTCTGATCTGCCAGCACATCATAATGACACTCGTCATTCTCCCGTTCGGTGAACATATCATTCACCAGACCAATGGTCAAAAAATCCAAATCGCCCATTGACAAACCAAGCTGAACGCACCGCAACAAAAATAGTGGTGTGGTCATCGGTCGGTCAATCGGGCGATGTTTTTTTTAGACTTGACCTGCGTTTCTACGTTCAAACCCCAGAGATCGATCAGCTGCGGCAGGATTTCATAAATGCTGAATGTGTTAAACTGCTCCAGCCACTCGTCCGGTGATGCCGGAATGGCTGCATCGGCGTGTTTTGCCATGATATAGGCGATGTTCTCAAACACCTCAAGGCTCTCGATGTCCAGTGCAGAGGATTCCTCTGTATTTTCTCCCACAGACTTTTGCAGTGCTGCAAAGTCCTGATAAATATCTCTGCGAAATTTCAAGCGATACAATCTGGGAACTGCTGCACTTGCCTTAAAAGGCACTTCAATCCCATCAATTGTAATATTTTTCTGAATTGCCATACTGCCACCTCCTTACGCTTTCACAGATGCTGCGGATGCTTTACCACTCTGTACAGCGGCAGCCAGATTTGGCATATATACCGCCTTGTACCAATTCTCATAAACCTCAGCATCCGTTTTCTCACAGGTTTTAGTTTTTACCAAACCACTGTTCAACGCCGTTGCGGTCAAAGACAGTGTTTCTGTTTTAACTTCCTTTTCGTCCTCAATGGTGCTGGATTCTGTTGCCGGACGAGAGGCAGAGCAACAGAACAGACAGTGCCGAATTTTATTCTTATCGCCGCTGAATTCAAACAGCAGTGCAAACTGTGATACTTCTGCAGTATTGGTTTCCGTGAGAACGCCCTTTTCATCCAGTTTCTCACCGAGAATGTCTGTCGCAAACTCAAGCGGAACCAATGCGATTTCAAGATCGCCGGTGTAACCAGAGTTATTGTTGATCACATAGTACACACCATCATCAGCGTAAAAATTGGATGCTTCACCTTCTGCATCGATAGACAGCGACACTGCACCGGGAATGCGAACCGGCTTTGCAAAAGTCGGCACACCTTCTTCATCATAAGAGGTGATTTTTGCATAGTGAACTTTGTTCAGACCGAATTTTACCTTGTTTTTCTCCATTGCCATATAGATCAAACCTCCATCTCATAGAGTACTTCATACAATTCTTCCGAATCAATGAATGTTTCTGTTTTTGTATAATAAATCTCGTGCTGGGAAAGCACTGACTCCACCTGTTCTTCCAATTCCGGCTGCTTTTTGTCTGTGTACAATTCAATGTCCAGCTGTTTGCAACTGAAATATGCCAAATTATCTGCCGAAAACGTATTCTCTCCAGGAGATAAAAACAGCAAAAAAGGCGGTGCAGGGCTTTCGTCCTCGGCAAAATGATGGTAGGCGAAAGGCAGTCCCATTTCCTCCATCATTTCTGCGATTTGTTCGTAGGTCATGACAAAGCCCCCTCAATTAAATGCTCCAGCAACTGTACACCGTTTTCTTCCGCAGGAGCAATATGCGGACGAGCAGATACACGACCACCGCCACGCTTGGCATGGCCTTTCTCCAATAAATGTGCCAGTTGATAGCGATTCTTACTGTGGACAGTCATTTCAAGAGAATGGCTGTTTTCCTTGGTTCTCTTCGTTGCCCAGCTTTTCGCATACTTTCCCGTGTCTGCCGGAGCATTGGCAGAGATCTCATTTTTCACTTGCGTTGCAGACTTCCGAACTGCTTTTTTCATAGCGGTATCTGCAAGGTCTGCATACTCCTGCAAGCCCTGCATGATTTCCTCCGCAAGATCGTCAATACTGGTCATTTTGCCCTGCCTTTCTGGCTTCTGCAGTAAGTTTCAGATAATCCTTGTGCAGATAATCCGGTGTAACACTGGTGATGTTGTATGTAACATCCCGAAACAAGATTCGGTTGCCTGTTACAGACGGCATCCAGCGCTGGTTTTGCCGAATGAGGAATTCCAGCGTCTGTGTTTCTTTGGTCACACCAGCGTCCGTATGCTCCGCAGAAGCTTTCAAAGTCACTTTTGCCCAGCAGGAAAAGGCTTCGTCCCACACAGCGGTGTGATTTCCGATTTCATCGGTAACGACACGATTCACCAGAAAGGTGATTCGCTGATTCAAAGTTCCGATTTCCATTACATCACACCCTCTCGCTGTGCAAACAGCATGGCACGAAGTGTTAATGTCAGCTTGGAAAAGTCTGCGGTATTGCGGTTTTCATAGAGATAAGAAACCGTGTAAAGCATTGCTGTCCGTACCACATCTTCGTTTTCCGCCAGCTGTGTTTCATCCATTCTGCCCACATCCATGACCAGCTGTTTTGCTGTGAAAATCAAGGAAAGCAGCAATGGATCATCGTCCTCAAAATCAATCCGCAGATATTGCTTGACTTCCTGTAAAGTTACCACCCACTCCAACCCCTTTCTCTGATTACGCTTTCATGCCAAGTGTCTTTACGGCTTCGGTCAAAATCAGTCTGCCATCGACACGCTGAGATGCGAGGAATCCAACCTGACCATTCATTGCAAATACCTCATTCAGTCGCTTAAAGGAACGTCCCTGACGGTCGCCGATCCAGTAATAGCTGAAATCGCCGAAAGCGAGGCACTTTGCACCTACCTTGATTTCCGGCACATAGCTGGAAGTGTAGTACGGACGATTGAGAATGGTATCCGGAACGCCAGCTTGTACAGACGGATTCCAGATGTAATTGCCAGTGCTGTCCTTCAGCTTACGAAGTGCCTTTACTGTGGAATCGTTGAGAACCCAGACTGCCTTTTTGCGATATGGGCTTCTCAGAGAATAGAACAGTTCCAGAACATCATCGAAAGTGATATTTGCAGTGCTGGTTGTCGCTCCGCTTTCTGCACCGCCCGTTGCAGCGAAGATACCGGTCGGCTTGCCCTTGCCATCACCAATGAAGAATGCCTCTTCTTCCTTTGCACCGATTCTTCTTGCAAATTCTTTTGCAATATAGGACGGCAGGTCAAAAGCAGCATCATTCAGCAGTTCCTCAGAGATCTTAATTGCCGTGCCGACCTTGTACGCACCGAGGGAAGCCTGTCCAAAAGTATCATCCGACAGCTTATATGCGTCCTCCTCATCCATCCAGGCAGCTTCGCCCTTAGAAGTAACGATGGGAATCTTTCGATCACCGGAGGAAGTTTTGATAACAGTTGCCAGCTGCCGGAAAATGTTTTCTTCGGTCAGGGCTTCTACCAGCTTCCGTTCAAATTCAGACGGCACAAGATAGCCGCCTTCCGTATCCGTGCCAACCTGCAGGTCATTCCGAATATCGTAAAAATTGCGGCTGCGAATGCTGTTCCAGAAAGCAGTACAGTATTCGTCAGATGCAATTCCTGTTTTGGTATCACTGTGAGTGGATGCGTTCGGCTTGTTCTGAATCGGCGTAGAAGTGGGCTTGTTCATCTCCGCTTCAATCTGAGCCTGTCGTTCCAGCCGCTGGATTTCCTTGCCGTATGCCACGATCTGCTGCTCCATGGCATCGTATGTCTTGCTGTCCTCTTCCGAAAGCAGACCGCTTTCATTTCGCTTGGAATCCAAAAAATCACGGGCAGTATCCCATGCCTTGCTTCTTTTTTCTCTCAGTTCCTGAATTGTCATAGTATCAGTCCTCCTGTATTTTTAATCTTTCAAAAGTGCCAGCCGCTTATCCAGCTGATTGATCGGCGTGCCTTTGGATGCAGTCGCAGAAATCTTCTGCAGAAAAGAATCCAGCGTTTTGGATGGTGTGTACAGCATGGATGCTGTGCTTTCCTTCTTTTTCTCATCCGACTCTTCTTCCGAAGATTCCTCTGTTTCTTCATCTGGGTCTGTTTTTTCTGGTTCTTCTGGAGCAAACGGATTCTTTTTAGAAAAGAGAATGCCGTCTACAAATCCCAGCTGCAATGCTTTTTCTGCATTCATCCACGTTTCTTCATCCATCAGCCTTGCGATCTTATTGCGGCTGAGATGCGATTTTTCTGCATAAGCATTGATAATGGATTCCTTGACTTCATCCAGAAGTGCAATTGCTTTCTCCATATCTGCCTTGTTGCCCATGGCACAGGTCATCGGATTGTGGCACATCAGCATTCCGGTCGGTGAAATCAAGGTTTTTTCTCCAGCCATCGCCACCACGGAAGCCGCAGAAGCGGCAATGCCGTCAATTTTGACTGTGACCTTGCCCGGATGGTTTCGGAGCATGGTATAGATCTGACTGGCAGCAAACACATCGCCACCCGGCGAGTTGATAAAGACGGTCACATCACCGCTGTGTTTTTGCAGTTCCGAGCGGAACATGGCAGGGGTGATGTCATTTTCAAACCATGTACTCTCCGCAATCGCACCGTACAAATACATCTCCGATGCACCGGTTTCTTCGTTGCGTACCCAGTTCCAGAAACGATTATTCTTCATGGGTTGTTTCCTCCTTTTCATTTTTCTTTGCAAATGCTCCTGCATCAGCAAGTTTGGTAAAGCTGCCGTTTACGAGATACAGATTTCCGCCCTGTTCTTCTGGCACCAGATTCATATCCTCCAGTTCCCGAATGTCATTGGTGGACATCCAACCATTCTGTCTGGCGGTAGCGTAGCCCTGCATTCTGGAAGCATAGTCACCACGCAAAAGCCCCTCTACATTAAATTTGATGAAGTATTTGCCTTTTTCTGAATCGGAAAGCAGATCTTTCATCATACCTTGCTCCCACCGAACGATCCATGGGTCAAGACTGTACTTCACAAAATCCAATGATAAATGCTCTACGTTACTGAATGTTGCATGGTCAAGATCGCCGATCATATGAAGCGGTACTCGATACAGCCGGGCAATTTCCTCGACCTGAAACTTTCTGGTTTCCAAAAACTGTGCTTCATTGTTGGGGATGGAGATTGGTGTATACTTCATGCCCTCTTCTAAAATTGCCGTATGATGCGAGTTGGAACCGCCGTAGGCACGCTGCCAGGCATCCCGCACACGCTCTGGATTTTTGATGACTCCCGGATGTTCCAACACACCAGACGGACTGGCTCCGTTTGCGAAAAAGGTAGAACCATAGTCTTCACAGGCAAGGGAAATGCCGATTGCATTCTTTGCAAGAGCAATCGGTGAATATCCCACCAAGCCGTCATACCCAAGTCCGGGAATATGCAGCACATCTTCTGCCTGCAGGACAATATCGCCCTGCTGTTTCAGGTTTGGATTGGCTTCATCGTAGCGACTGTAGATGTAAACCAAACGAT